GAACTCTCTAATCGCCTGAATGCCTTGGTGAAAGAGACTAAACAACTTGATCCAAACAGTATGAAGAATTCTACTGGACTCAAGAAACTGTGGAAGCGTGTTCTCGGTATCAAAGAAGATATCTTTGAGCAGTTTGATACAATCGATGGTCGTATCAACGTTCTGGTGAATGAGCTTAATGAAGATCTGAAACGCGAGAAAGACGGTCAGCATCAACTGCGTAATCTGCGTGAGCAGGCAGGACACTATGCACTGGCTTTGAATCGTGATATTGAACTTCTCTCAGCAAATCTTGCTCGTGAGCAGGAGACCTTTGATGGTATTCCTGAGGAAGAAGTTGAGGCTCGTTCAGATAAACGTGCTACAATGGATCTGATTGAAACTCGAATCAATGACCTCGCAGCACTTCGTCTGTTGATGATTCAGTTTGGTCAACGTGTTAAAGGTATGGAGGAAGTTGGTCGTCAGCTTATCCGTGCAAGTAATAACGTACTGACAAACGTTATTCCAGCATATACCGCAGCATTCTCTGCATATGTTCACAGTATGCGTCAGAAGAAAGCAGCAGAAGCGCTTAACAACACGATTGATGAGTTCAACAATGCTATTGCATTAGGTGGTGAACTGGCTTCTGCAAACCGCGTAGAGGCAGCACGTCTGGCTAACCGTCAGGTGTTGAGCATCGAAACTCTGGAACGTGAGCAGGCAACACTGCTTAAAGATCTGGAAGCGATTAATGAAATTAATAACAATGCTCGTCAAGAACGTATCGAATACATTACCCGTGTAGGCGAACTTGAAGATGGTATTGTTCAGACAATCCGTACTGGTATTGTAAACAAAGGAGCTTAATATGGAATACATCAAGATCTTCTCTATCCCCGAAACAGAACTGTTTCAGATTGAGTACTCAGTAGAGAAAGAGAGCGTTTATCCTGTAGGTGTTATGGTGCTAAAGGCCATCTCTGCATTGCCTCTAGATAATCCTGGGATGCAGGTTAACATCGTGGAAACCTTGTTGGAATGTCGTGAGCAATTAGCTGGTACTCCGGCTGGCATTCTACCTAAGGGTGAACTGATTCTTCACTTAGATTACGAGGTGAAAGATGCGGAATGATGTTGATCCGGTAATTACAGGGACAGCAGAAAACTATACAATCACGCATCCAGCCTACGGGCTGGTGCGGGTAACACATCCTTCTGGTGGTAATTTGAAGATGTTTGGTAGTGATCTGGTTCATAATGAACGTGTCTGCCTAACCTTCTGTTTAGCAGAAGAAGATCGTAACCTTAATAGCAGTTGGTATCACGAACGCGGTCGCATCTTAGAGGTGGAACTAACTCACGCTCAGTGGGCTAGTTTGGTTAGCAGCAGTATGGGAAGTCCTACTCCTGTGACCTTCAAATACTTCCGTGATGGAGATCTTACGGTCTTGCCTGGTATTGGTAAGCAAGATACAGCTAAAAACAAAGCTAAGCGTGAATATGATCGCAAACTTGCTGAAACTCTGGAGCGTGGGGAGAAAGTATTGGCTCAGATTGAAGAGTTGATCCTCAAAGGAAAAGCTGGCAAAAAAGATCTTGACGAACTGCGATCTCTTATGCAACAATCACTAGGTCGATTCAGATCAGATACCACTTTTGCGGTGGGTTGCTTTGAAGAGAGTATGGAATCGCTTGTAAGCAATGCTCGTATTGAGGTAGAATCTACGCTCAGTACAATGGCAAAACGACTTGGTGCTGAGCACTTAGGTTTGAAGTTAGATACTCGGGCTTTAGAAAATAACGCTTGACTTTATAAACGGGGTGACGTAAGATTACCCCACTTAAACAAGAGAAGGAGAGATTAAATGTCAAAAGTATCCCTTAAGAAACGTAGTGAAACTCTGAAAGTTTCCCTGAAAAAAGCTGGTCTAGGTGATCGTCTGATGCTCCGCGTTGCTGCTGCACTGGATATCTCAGGTAGTATGAACAGTTACTACCGTAACGGTGTGATGAGCGAGTTTGTTGGTAAATTGCTGCCATTTGGTATTCAGTTTGACGATAACGAAGAGATCGATATGTGGGCATTTGACCACGGCTTCCGTGAACTGCCTTCTGCAACTGCTGCGGTATACGACGACTACGTTGGTAACTGTATGCGCGGTATTAGCATCTCTGGTGGTACTGCATATGCTCCGGTGATGGATGATATTTATAACAGCTACTTCGGCAAAACCCGCCGTGATAATGTTGTCCACACTCAAGAAGAACGTGCAAAAGGTGGTTTCTTTGGTAAACTGCTGGGTAAGAAAGAAACTGTGACAGTTTCCACAACTCATACTACGTATGAAGATCCTGAGAATATGATGCCAGCAATGGTGCTGTTCCAGACTGACGGTGAAAACTCAGACGATGGTTATGTTCGTAGCCTGCTGTCACGTCACATTAACACTCCGGTGTTCTGGTTTATGGTTGGCGTTGGTGATAGTAGCTTCCGTAGCCTGCGAGGTCTGGCAAATGATTTCCCGAATGTTGACTTTATTCCTGTAGAAAGTCTTGATATGTCGGATGAAAAGCTGTATGATGAACTCCTTAAAGGTAAGTTCAAGTCGTGGTGCGATGCACACAACGTACAGTCTGTATCTAAATAATTTTAACTGAATAAGAGAAAGGAGAATATAATGGCTAAGGTATCACTGAAAAAAGGTAACTCTGAGAAAGTATCACTGCGTAAAGTTGCTCCGCTGCTGAAAAAGATTCTGATGCGCTTCAACTGGACTTCTGATGTTAAACTGGATCTGGACTGCTCAGCGCTGCTGTGTCGCAATGACGCTAAAGGTTATCCAGAAGTTATTGATGTTCGTCACATCGTGTTCTATGCCCCTACGAATGGCTTTGACCCGAGCCGCTCTGTATTCTACGGTGGTGACGTTCGTGATGGAACTGGCGACTTTGAAACCATCGATATCAACCTGGAAACTCTGCCAGAGGATGTTACTGAGATCCCATTTGTTCTGACCATCGACGATGACTCAGACAGCCTGACCTTCGGTAATGCAACATCAGGTCTGCTGGAATTGGTTAATATGGAGACCAACGAAACTGTACTGGACTTCAACTTCTTAGAGAAAGAACACGCTGGTCGTAGCATCATCCACGTAGCTTCTCTGAAACGTTCTGATGCAGGTGGTTGGGATATCGTAGGTGTTGGTGCAGGTAAGAGCGGTACTATTCTGGATGCATTCACAGCCTTCGGTGCTGACCCAGAGTGGTTTGAGTAAGATTTAAGAGAGGGCTTCGGCCCTCTTTCTTTATGTAGTCGTTAGTGTTAAAGTACACTCTCGAATAGAGGAGGCAAGTTTGCTACTTAACCCCCTGAAAGGAGAGAAAAAGATGTTAGTTGCACCTTTACTTGCGTTAACTCTTGCTGTAGTATCTCCAAGTGTTGATGCGAAATCCTCAAGCTTACACAAATGTACAAGGAATGATACAAAGGTTGACTTATTAGCCTGTGCAATGTATGCTGAGAGTCGAGGTCAGGGTAAGAAAGGAATGGCTGCTGTTGGTAATGTTGTTATCAATCGAACCGATGATTCTGGATACCCTAGTAGTGTGAAAGGAGTGCTGTACCAAAGAGGACAATTCTCGTATACTGGAGCAGGTTCTTTCCGAGCCTACGACAAAGAGAGTTGGGAAGATGCTAAGGTGATAGCAAAGAAGCTGTTATACTTAGATGCAAACTTTCCCGAAGTCAGAAAGGCAGCAGATCCTACGAAAGGCGCTACACACTTTAAGAAAAGAACTGTACGAACAGCCTGGCAACGTGATATGGTGTTGGTTTACAGATACAAAGAACATCAATTTTACAAATAGGAGATATAAAATGGAACGCGATAATACTACTGTAGTGGCAAACGTGCTGATTAATGGGATGACAGAAGAAGAAGTGTTCCAATCTCGTTGTAACCTGGAGCGTATGCTTCCTGTTTTCGGTTTGAAACTGGAAGATGAAGACATTCTGTGGAAGATGGAATATATCGATCACGAAGAATACCTAATGCTGTCTCTGGTGGTGTGTCGTGAGTATTGGTCACTCTACACAGAGAATAAAGAAGCGATGCACACAGGCATCACCGCAGCACAACCAGCAATCTATCGGGAGGTACATTAATGGGTGACGTAATTAAGGTAGACTTCAATCGTAAAAAGAAGATTGAAAAGTTCACAGTTAAAAAATACCTGTGCGCAAACTGCCTGAAAGACACTATTCACGATAGTCGGAAACAACCTTATGATCCGTTTATCAGCTTTGAAAAGAATAGCTCTCAGGGTTTGTGTAAAGAATGTGCAATCAAAGTAGCGGGGGCTGTAGAAGATGAAGGATGGTAAGGTAGTTGACCGCTGGGATGACCTCAGCACTATCAGTACAGATAAGCTGATTAAACTTCGTGATGTTGCAACAGATAACGTTCGTGAACTAGGCGCGGCGCTCGAAGATGAGAGAATGTTACTTATCAATGTGTTATCGGAGATTAAGTCCCGCTCTTAAGATTGATAGGTAAAACCGATTTCCCATCGAACAGTTTTGGTGGTAGTATTAAGAAGTGGAGAGCAAACCTCTCCACGTTTTTGTAGGAGGACGTTATCAGCATCTATCACATCACCCCTTATCATACAGGGGATATTGGCAAGGCAATCAACGAGACAATCAGTAACCTTCCCGATGACTCTTGGATTTGCTTAAGAGATACAGATACAATGTTTCTTCATCCCCAACAGGGAGCTTGGATTGAGCAATTAGTCGCATCAAATCCTGAGTTTGACCTTATCGGATGTGCAACAAACCGCTTAGGCGGTACATATCAACTATTCGACCGTAGACGCAGCGAGAATCCAGACATTCTCTTTCATATGAATCTTGCGGTTCAAGCCTACGAAGAACACAAACTTCAAATTGAAGAAGTCCCTGATGACCAAGTGTTAGCTGGAATGTTCCTGCTGTTCAGAAAGTCATTATGGGAAGATTTCCCTATTGAAGAGAAATCTATTCAGTTTGATATTATTTTATCCGAGAAGTTAAAGAAAGCAGGCAAGCGTTTAGGTATTGCCCGAGGAATCTATATTTTTCACCTATACAGATTAGGTGCAGAAGATCCTCAACGTGCGATTAGCCACCTGATGCACTGTCAAGACTTCTCTAAAGTGTACACACCAGGAGAATCAAATGTCTAAAATTGGTATTGGAGTGATTACCGTGGGCAAACGTCCACTTCCAGATTATCGTTTACGTGAGGGTGATCTGTTTGAAGTATTCAATGATAAAGAGCGGAAGGGTGCTGCTTATGGTAGAAACTTCCTGATGAATAAGTTTTATGAGGAAGGCTGCGACTATTGGTTTATCTTCGATGACGATGTTCACCCTGCGATGGACGGTTGGCAGGAATACTTTGTCTCTCAGGCAGAGCAAGGCTGGGACTTCTTCGGGATGCCAGAGTACTTTAAAGATCCTATTGTTGGCGGTAATGGTGGAGAAATTCTAGCCTTTGAACGTTGTCTCGTGCAGTTTGCACTGTACTCACGTAAACTCGTAGAGACGGCTGGCTTCTATCGTCGCTTTACAAATGCTTACGGCTTCGAAGATACTGAATATGTATACCGTATCCAAGAGTTGCAGAAAGCAGGGTTGCTTAACCAAGGTATCTACGGATTTCCTTGTCCAGTTCGTGTTATGGCTTACATTCATCCAGACGATGTTTTTGGTAATAATCCTACGCCTTATATCAATATGACAAAAGAGGCTAAGGAATTTGGTGTTGGTCAGAATGTAGATGAATATCATAAGTCGCTGGAGGACGTTAGAAATGGAAAAGTTTACTGGTCATACGCAGAAGCCCAAGGAATTTGATCTGTTCTTAGATCTGAAACCAAGCAGTAGCTGTGATTATCATCGTGTCACAATGCCTCTATATGACAGCGGAGCTGTGTTCAGTCCTAGAGCAGATATTCTGGTATTCAATAGGATCTTCTCAGGTGGTTTGGATCTACTGGAGCGTATGAAGGCTCAAGGAGTTAAAATTGTTGTGGATTGGGATGACTTCTTTGAGTTAGACCCTTCACATTATCTGCACAACGCATTCTCAGCAACAGATTTTGCAGGACAGGCGATTGCATACCTAAAACTGGCAGACGTTGTGACGGTCACTACAGAGGTTCTAGCATCAAAGTTGAGACCCTATCACAAGAACATTGTTGTGATTAGAAATAGCTTGCCTTTCGATAAGAGTCAGTTTACTCTAAGCCTCGACAAAACCTCCAGTACTCCGGTGGTTTGGGCAGGTGGAGCTTCTCACGCAGGAGATCTACAGGCTGTAGCTTGGGCATTAGATGATAATAGTCTCCTGACGTTAGCTGGCTATGAGGACATTAATAAGGTTGCAGTAGGATCTCACAAGGAAACATCAGCGAAAGAGTGGCTAAAGATCAAGGCTTCTTTCGAAGGAGTAAACTTAGTGAATGCTGTAGCGGATATCAAAAACTATATGCAGGTTTATGATGGACACCGCTTCGCTATTGCCCCTTTAATGGACAATAAGTTTAATAGCTGTAAATCTAACTTAAAGATCTTAGAAGCAGGTGCAAAAGGATTACCAATTATTTGTTCCCGAGTATTACCATATTTCAATCCCATTGATGAACCTTTCGTTGATTACGCAAGCAAAACTTGGGAGTGGGAACAGGAGTTGAATCGTTACCTTAATAATCCTTCCTACTGCGAAGATCGTGGCGCTGCGTTGGCAGAGCACGTTAGATTACATTACTCACTGGATGATGCTAATGAACTTAGACGCCAGGTATATGAGAGTTTAAAATAAGGGCTTCGGCCCTTTAAGAGGAGAAAAATGCCTAAGATTTTAGTTGATGATCGCGGCGCTGCTGAACTCAGTGTATGCGACTACCATCGTATCTATTTGCCCTACCTTACAGGTGATAACTTCACCACTAAATCGGATATCTATGTCTTTAATGGTCTACCAACACACGGTAGAGAAGGCATTACTAAACTGAGAGAAGCAGGTTTCAAGATTGTAATGGATCTTGATGACAGCCTTGACCTCCCTATTGACCACGTACTGTGGCCTGTCTTTAACTCCGGCATCCGTGCAGAGCTGATCTGGTGTTTGCAGAATAGTGATGTTGTGCTAACAACCACTAGTCGTCTGGCAGAAGAATTGTCTCAGTACAATAAGAACGTATTTATTGTTCCAAATGGCTTGCCTTTTGATGAGAAAGGGTTTACACTATCCGAGGATAAAAAATCCAAGTCCTACTTTGTTTGGGCGGGTAGTGAGACGCACAAGAATGATCTGAGGGAACTCCCTGATCTGGGCGACAGACTTACCGTTTGTGGCTACAAGACAGACGCCTCAGAGCCTGTGGCGAAGCAGGAGTGGATGGATATATCTAAGAACATTCTACCTTACGCTAAATATGAGCATCATCGTTCTCTTGACAGCTATATGCAAGCCTATGACGGTCACGCTGTATCCTTGGCTCCTTTAGAAGATTCAAACTTCAACAGGTCTAAGAGCAACCTGAAAATACTTGAGGCTGGTGCCAAGGGTTTGCCTATTATCTGCTCCAAGGTGGATTGCTATGATGACGAAACGTTGTCTGATTACCTGCTATATGCAAAAGATATAATGCAGTGGGAAGATATGACTTCTCTGTTATATACTTCACCTGATTTTGCAGAGGAAGTTGGAAAGGGCTTAGCGGAACACGTTCGCAAGCATTACACGATTAAACAGATGAATGATATTCGTCGAGATATTTTTAAGGGGATTTAATGTACGTAACTTATGATTTTGATTATAAAACTGACCTGGGCGAAAAGATTCAGGTAGAAGTGGCTTGTGAATATAACGCACCAGATCCTTATTGTGTAGATAGCGATTGGGATTATCAAGGTGGTTTCTTTGTCGATATTATTTCTCTCACTCAAAACGGTAAGCCTTGGGCGGGATATGTTAGTAAAGAAGAGTTGATGCGAGAGCTTCAAGCAAAGTTACGTGAAGATGCTATTGAAAACGTTATGTACGATAATGAGGGATTCTAATAAGTAAGGAGTAGTAATGGGCTTCATCATTAAGAAGTATGGCGTAGAAGTTGATTTATCACGAGAAGGGCATCAGGCTTGCCCTCGTTGCGTAAGCAAGGGAAGGGATCGTTCAGGAAATAACCTTATGGTGTATGGCTTGGACTCAGATGAAGAACATAAAGGTGGATTCTGTTTCTCTTGTGAATACACCATCCCGAGTCAAAAATGGTTAAGAGAAAATGGTCAAGAACTAGAAGAAGAGGAAGAAATAGTGGGAAGAGAATTCAATGCTGAGATTCACAAAAAGTTAAAGGAGATTACTGGTACACACCCTAAAAACTACCGTGGTATTCGAGAGGATATTTCAAAGCCTCTTGGTGTTCGGTACGAATATGCAAGTGATGGTAGTATCTTCCGCACCTATTACCCTGTGACAAAGGGATATGAGATTGCAGGTTATAAGGTGAGAGAACACCCTAAAGAATTTGCACACCCTGGCCCTCTGGGTGAAACAGGTAAAGAATGTGACCTGTTTGGTCAGTTCAAATACCGTAATGCTTCCGGTACAATTCTGATTGTAGGCGGTGAGCACGATCAACTGGCGGCTGTACAGCTACTGAAAGACAATGACCCTGCTGGTAAATACCCAGAGATTGCTGTAGTATCAGGAACTTGTGGTGAGACTTCTCTTCATCGTCAACTACAGAGTCAGTATAACTTCTTGAATCAGTTCAAGAAAATCATTCTCTGTCTGGATAATGATAAAGCTGGTCAAGAAGCGATGGAGAAGTGTGTTAAAGTGCTTCCTCGTAACCGTGTCTACGTGATGACTCTGGACTGCAAAGATCCAAATCAGGCACTGGAAGACGGGAAGAAAGATCACTTTATGACTCAGTTCTTCAAGTCTAAGCTGTATACTCCAGCAGGTGTTTATGCCTCGAATATGCTGTTTGAAGCTGCACTTGAGTGTATGGATGCACAGATTATCACGCTGCCAGCGTTTATGCGGGTTGCTGCAAATATGCTTGGTGGTGGTTTGGTGCGAGAAGAGATTACTGTTATCCTGGCTAAAACCAGTATCGGTAAAACTCTATTGGTGAACGAAGTAACGAAGCACATCATTGTAGAGCATCCTGAGGATGTTTTAGGTATCCTGTCACTGGAAGCCACATACAAGAAGTACTCTCGTAATTTGCTCTCTTCTTACCTGCATATTCCTCTGCACAGGAAGACACCAGAAGAACGTGAAGCTATCCTGCTGGATAACGAACAACGCATTCGTGCATTCTATGAACGTCCAGATGGTACTCCTAAGTTCTTTGTCTGTGATGACCGTGGAGCAAGCGTCGAGAGTGTTAAAGAGAAAGTGCTGGAGATGGTTGTACACTACGGTGTAACAATTCTGGTCATTGACCCATATTCAGATTTACTCTCAGGTATGGATGTTCGTGAGCAGGAAGAATTAGCTACTTGGTTGAAGCGTATTATGAAAGAGTACGGCATCACCATTATCGTGATTTCTCACGTTAAGAAGTCAGCTAACGGTAACAATGAGCACATCACCGAAGATGACACAATGGGCAGTAGCTTCC